TTAGGCCGTGTTTTCGTTGTTTTTGTCACGGATTTATCTTTATCAACAGCTTTCTCTGTTGATTTGTTTTTCTCAACAGCTTTATCATGTTTAACTGCCTTCGAATTTTTCTTGCGTGTCTTCTTAAGTTTCTCCTGATGTGAGTCAACTTTTGGAGCGATGGCTAACTCACCGTTGACTATGCAATCGACCTCGACTTTCCGCTCAACATTAATTATGTCAGGTGGTTGGAGATCTTTAGGTTGTTTAGCAGCATTAAAGAATGCTGCCCAGTGTTCAGGATCAATGTCTACGCCAATTTCGTGAAACATTTGCTTTACTAATTCTAAAGCAATGTCACGGCTTGGAGTAGGGAATGGGTTGTTACAGTCCGACCAGTAAGATGTATCGACATTTGTCATGCGAGTGAACCGATCCTCATTACTAAGTGGCTTGTGCACGCGTAAAACAGCGCGTGCCCAATCACTAATAATGGGGGTATCAGGATCATTCACTAGTATGCCAGCAGCTTTGCGCCTAAGCGCCACGCTGTTGGGAACACTAGCGGGGCTAGCAGACAAATGCACTTTTCGGAATTGCCTTGGAACATCAATGATGGAATCACTGGTAGTCCAGGGATCTACATAGTAGCGCCCTAGGAAGGGCAAACTATGTCCTGGCTTGATGATTTGTGATTTTAAGTGCAGTCCAGTTCGGGCGAAAACGTTCGACAGTGCTGAGGGATCAACGTCGGGAGTTGCTCCATCATCACCACCGTAAACGCCTAATTTCTTCCAAGCTGCCTGCTGATCAAAGCCGGTGACTCGTAAAGCAATGTAACAGAGACAAGCGCAAATAGTGCTATTGCGAAATGCAGTTTGAGAGCTGCCACTCAATGTGGTGTCATCAACGTGATAGCGTAAACCATATTTTGTTACTCCATTTATTGATCTTTCGCCAGCAATTAGCCGCAAAGCCTCTTGCCGATAAATGGGAGCAACAGCGCGTGATATGACAGCAATTATGATGCGTGTGTGAAAGGCACCACAACTGCCATCTAATTTACTGACATCGGTGGGAACTAAAAACCGTGCGCCCTTTGCCATACCATGTACCATTTCGGCGACAGTTGAAGGTTCTTGTCCAAAGACATACCAGCCTGACTCCTTTAACAATTGCGCCATTGGATAGATGAATTGTCCAAGTCGACAATTGTGTTCAGTAGGCAAGGTGGAAATGTTTCTTGGATGTGTCAATTTGCTATAAGCTTCAGCCTTCATGAATGATTTAACTTTTGGAACGCAGTTATAGAGGAAATGCTTGGCCCGTTCCAGCAAATTTCTTTGAGTGGGACGGTCCCATTTTGTGTACATGTATTCATAATCTTCAGGAACAATGCTGCCAACACGGTGGGTTGGCACAAGCTCCTGAACGAATTCATTCAGAC